GGAAATAATTTTTCAGGGGTTGATAAAACGGATAGCATAGGAGACTGTGCTATCTATTGTATCAACAACGAAAAGAGGAAACTACACAATGCCCACTAAAACACAAATTGCCATTGATAATGGTGTCTCTTTATTCAATGCCCATAAAGTCAAAAGCGTTCTTGACGGCATGGGAAAGACAGAACGTGTAATTAAAAAATCTACTAATGTCAAACTAGGTAAAAAAGTCACTAAGGGTATTTTTAAAGGTATGCCTATTTATACGGTGACATTAGAAGAACGTGCTACATGTGCTAAAACTTGCGCTCATTGGTCCACATGCTACGGAAACAATATGCCGTTTGCTACACGATACGAAGCTAACGATGCTTTGACGGACACTATGGCGATTGAATTAGAGGAACTAAACCGCAAGCACAAAAACGGTTTCCTTGTCCGTCTACATATTCTAGGCGATTTCTACAGTGTGGACTATGTGGAATTATGGGATAAATGGTTGTCTCAATTCGATAATCTTTACGTCTACGGATATTCTGAGCGTAAATCTGGAACTCCCATAGGCGATGCTTTAAACATCCTTAGAACACGTTGGACTAATCGCTTCATGGTTCGAGTGTCCGGTGATTTCAGTCTAACCACAATGACGGCTCTATCATTTGATGACGACATGGCAGTTTCTCAAATTGAGAATAAGCAAGCGTTCTTATGTCCGGTTCAAGAGGATAAAACGGATAGCTGTGCAACGTGCGGTCTATGTTGGACGGCTCAAAAGAATGTAGTTTTTAAGACACATTAAAAAGGGGTTGACATATCGGAAACCATAGTTAAACCTGTGGTTTCTAATATGTTAATTTTTAAATAGTGAAAGGGGTAAAATTATGAGAACATTAAACGTGCTGTCTTTATTTGATGGTATGTCCTGTGCTAGAATTGCGCTGGATAAGCTTAATATACCAGTTAATTATTATGCTTGTGAAATTGACAAGTATGCCATTGAGGTAGCAAAGAAAAATTATCCGGACACTATTCATCTAGGTAGTGTTACTGATGTTTCATGGATTGACGACAAAAACCTACATAAACATTTGCAACCTAAAATTGATCTATTAATTGGTGGTTCACCTTGTCAAGGGTTTTCATTCGCCGGAAAGGGTCTTAATTTTGACGACCCTAGATCAAAACTGTTTTTTGAATACGTCCGTATTCTTAAAGAGTGTAAACCTAAATATTTTCTGTTGGAAAATGTCCGTATGTCAAAAACCAGTGAACAAATAATTACGGATATTCTAGGCGTGGAACCTATAGCTATTAATAGTAATCTAGTTTCAGGTCAAAATAGATATAGACTGTACTGGACTAATATCCCTTTTGATGTCCCTAAAGATAAAAAAGTAATGCTACAGGACATTTTAGAAAATGGTGTGGTAGATCGTGATAAGTCGCATTGTCTGGATGCTAATTACTGGAAAGGTGGTAATCTTAAATCTTATTTTGAGAAAAACCGGAGGCAGTTAGTCTTTAATACATACCCTCATGATATTAAGGATAAAGGGTTGACATGGCGTAAGCTAACGCCAGTAGAGTGCGAAAGACTACAGACTGTGCCGGATAATTACACTGATTGCGTCTCTAATACTCAGCGTTATAAAATGTTGGGTAACGGGTTCACTGTGGATATAATAGCTCACATTTTGAAAGGGATAAATTATGAGTAATAAACATTTTGGTTATGTGTTCTCAGACATTCCTAACGACGACGAAGGGAAAGCTTTTGTAAAAAAACTTAAGCAACATCTGAACACTGATAGGTACGGCATGACCGTCAAAGGGCAGTACCTTAAGGACGGTTTAAACTGGAGGCAATTTACTTACGGTCAACCTCTAAAACATTCTAAATGTCTCCGTATATACATTAAGGAAAAAAGGGTTGACATTAAACATTAAACTGTGCTAGGATTTAAAAATTGAAAAGTCCGTAAGTAATGGCCTGAGGTGTATAATATTAAATAGGATAGGAGAAACTAAAATCATGGCAGACTTGGAAATTATGGAGAACTACAAAGAGGAAAAAGATAGCTTTATCAATGAGTTATGGGAACATGAAATAAATTACTTGACAATTCCGGAACTTGTGATATACGCTGAGACAGCATATAAAGCTAATTTAAATAAACTTTCGTATTCGGAAGTAAAGACCAAGTATAAATCAATTATAGGAGAGTAAAAAAATGAAATGTAAAATATGCGATACCACTCTGACAAATAGTGAAAGTGTAACTAAAAACCGTATGACCGGAGAATATCTGGACACTTGCTCAGTTTGTCAGACATTCCACTACATGACGATGGGTGAATTCTCAGTGGATGAAGTGTTTAGTATTTCACACGTTGAAATAGATAACACTTTACAGGAGGACCTTTAGAGTACTATAATATTCTTAAGAGATTAACACTTTAGTTTTAACACTTTGGTTAGTCTCTTAAGAACACTTAAGAAAGAGGAATTAAATTATGTTGTTAGAAAATCCTAAAGAGTATGCTAATATGGCTTTGTCTCTAGTCGGTAACGACATTCAACGTGCTAAAGATGCCATGATGCTTACGGTTATGGATGCTAGCTTCCGGTCCTTTGTGATTATGGAACTGGACCGTATGGAACAGGAAATCGAAATGGAAAAACTCTTTGACTTAGTGGATAAAGAGTAGTAAGGTGTAGTTATGTCTAAAAAATTTACAATTACGGTTCCTAAACAACCTAAACGTAGGAACACGATTAAAGTAGAAATGGATCGTCTAACTAGGCCGTCCACTTTCAAATCACGCAAACGTAAATTATTGGCGAGGGAAGCCGATAAGGAAATTAAAGAATATTTTCAAGGTGGAGAGTAACTATGTTGATTAGAAGAATTTCAGGGTTCACAGGTAAAATGCACACTATGGATATTCCGGTAACTGTGGATCAGCTAGAGGCTTGGGAGGATGGCGAATTGATACAAAACGCTATGCCTGGCCTCACTCCGGATCAACGTGAGTTTATCATGACCGGAGTTACACCGGAAGAATGGGAAAACGTATTTGGAGGGTAACATGGCAGTTAAAAAATACACATGGACATATAACGAAAGACTTACTCTTGAGGAATATATCAAGAGGCTGGCCCCGTTGATTACTGAACCTGTGGGAAGCCTACAGGACATGGAGGGGGATATGTTATTGTCCGACTACCGGACCCTTACTACGGGGTACTGGAAATTGAAAAACTTAATTGAGGAAATATCTATTGAAATGGAGAAAAAGTAATGTCTTTAGATAGCGCACACCAAGGTCAATTAGAGGATAAAATTGACGAGACTTTAGGTATTCTTTTCATGAATATAACCAACGATGACACTTTTGACGATATGCTCAACCAACATATAGACGATGCTATGGTTGAAGCCGGACTGTCGGACGAGTGGGGAGTTTATCAATCGGACCTATGGGACGATGCTGTGAAGGCTCTACAGGAAAAATTCGGGTATGAATTCTCAGAGCTTAAGCGCGAAAACGGAATGCTTAAGGACAATATTAAGTCTTTACAGGGTCAATTACAGGAAGCCTACAAAAAAATATCTTGACAAGGTTCTCTGTATACATTAGAATACTATTAGATCAAACATTAGAGGAGAATTGCTTATGATTACAGAAGGTGTAGTGGCGTTCAGCAACCTTTCGGACACTGAACGGTATAACGGTCAGGATACCGGCAAGTATTCCATTGTGATTACGATGGAACAGGAGGAAGCCGATAAGCTCACGGCAGAGGGGATAACCGTTAAGGAATACAAGAACCAACCTCAACGTAAGTTTGTCACTAAGTTTCCTCAGTTTTCGGTGCTTGACGTTGACGGCAATCCGGTTTCTAAGGAAATTCCGTACGGGTCCAAGGTTAAAATTCTGTGGCATGGTGGTAAGCCCCACCCTACCTACGGAGTGGCTCCTTACTTTAAAAAGATTAAGGTGCTTGAGTATGCGGATAACATGATGGAGGACGATGACGAGGAGTTTTAAGAACAAAAGCTATTATGGGAAGCACGGCGGCTTATGCCTTGAGCCAAAACAAGGTAAGGTTTAGTTTGGCTATGACCTAGCGTAGGGTTCGACTCCCTACCTTCCCATTTTTTTAGGAGAATTTTAAATGATTAAAGAACTAACCTTAGTGGGTATGTTGATGGGCGTGACCGAAGCGGAGGTAAGTTGTCTCGCTATGAATATGTACCATGAAGCCAGGAATCAGTCATTCGCCGGACAATTAGCGGTTGCTAATGTGACTATGAACAGGGTCAATGACGAGAGATTTCCGGACACGATCTGCGAAGTAGTTAAGCAGGGTCCCACTAGACCCTCATGGAAAGACAAGACTAAGCGTGTCCCTATTCGTAACCGTTGTCAGTTCTCATGGTTTTGTGACGGTAAGGCAGATGAACCATATGAAGTCATGGACTATGAAAATATTTATAATATCGCTATTGACATCCTCAACCAGAATATGCCATACTTAGATATAACGGACGGTGCTACACATTATCACGCTGATTATGTCCAACCGTCATGGGCCTTCAGTAAGGTCCGGACAGTAGAAATTGAGGATCATATATTTTACAGGTGGGAATATGGGACTAGCTCAGACTGATACAAAAGTTACCGGAAGGGAACCTTGCCCACAGTGCCGAAGTAAAGGCGAAGACAGATCGGGTGACAATCTGGCGAGGTACGATGATGGTCATGGCTACTGTTATAAGTGTGGTTATGTTGAGTATTCCGGTGAAGTCATTAAAGTTGAATTACCAAAACCAGTAAGGGAATTTGAAATGCTAGGTACACATGGTCCAATTAAGGACAGAAGAATATCCGAAGCTATAGTGTCTAAATTCGGTGTCACTCTGGAACACGATAAAAAGGGTGGGATCACTAAGCAACATTACCCGTACCATGACCGCATGAGTGGGACTGTGGTGGGGTCCAAAGTTAGAGCCATGCCGAAACAGTTTTATGCTACTGGAACTTTAGAGAACACCGGACTATTCGGGCAGCATCTGTGGCGTGAAGGTGGTAAGTTTGTCACTGTAACCGAAGGCGAAGCGGATGCCCTTGCCATTGCGGAAATGTTTGACGGTAAGTGGCCCGTAGTGTCGATCAAGACCGGATCAGCCGGAGCTAAACAGGACATCAAGGAAAATCTTGAGTGGCTGGAGAGCTTTGAGAATGTGGTGATCTGTTTCGACAATGATACGGCAGGGAAAAAGGCTACGGATGAGGTCCTACCTTTATTTTCTCACAACAAAGCCAGATCGGTAGCCCTACCCAGTGGGTTTAAAGATGCCGGAGATATGCTTAAGGCCGGAAAGATCAGGGAGTTTACCTCCGCATGGTGGGACGCTAAATCCTACCGTCCTGTAGACGTAGTTAGCTTTTCTGATGAGGAATGTTGGGATGCCTTTGTAAAGAGAGGGACAGAGGAAGTTACCCCTCTACCCCATGCCTACGGTGCTTTAAATGCCATGATGAACGGCGGCATAGCCGGAGGAGAGGTCACAGTGATCGGAGCCTTAACGTCCATAGGTAAGACTACTATGGTCTTTAATCTCCTGTACGATATGGTCACACAGAACAACAAAAAGATCGGGGCAGTATTCCTTGAGAGTGATATAGGAGAGACTATCGAAAAGATTGTGTCACTACACAGTGGAGAGAACATAGCTTTAATTCCACAGGACCAACGGGATAACTCTCTTTACCGTGAGTTCTATGAGGATTTCGATAAGAACGATAAGGTCCATATTCTGAAACACTTAGGAATTTCGGACGTAGATGCTCTGTTTTCCAAGATGCGGTGGATGGTTAAGGGTATGGACTGTGATGTATTAATCCTGGACCCTCTCCATGCAGCCGTGAAGTCGGACGAGAACGGTACGATAGATGCCTTTATGGATAGGTGTCTAAAGCTGGCTAAAGAAACCGGAGTATCGATTATCATCGTCTCCCACATGAGAAAACCAGCGGTTAAGGACCCTCATGATGTCAATGAGTACGACATGAAGGGATCGGGTTCGATTAATCAGATAGCATTTAACACGATCTTATTGAGCCGTGATAAAATGTCCGACGATGAGTACACCCGTAACAGTACTAAGGTCCAGCTTGTGAAGTGCAGACGTACCGGACGTACCGGACACGCTGGATGGCTGTACTATGAGGAGAGAAGTGGACGTATGGTAGCCGGATCACCTCCAGAAGTAAAGGCAGTAGAGGATGAAGAGTTTTAAGTGTGATTTAAGTGGACCTTATAATAAGGAAAAATATATTATGAAACGTACAAAAATGGCTTGTGAAGTCTGTAGAGAAAAATTCCCTAAGGAAATTTTGGAATTTCACCATCCTTTAAATGTCGTTAAAAATTTTGAATTAAAAGTCGATGTTTGGCGAGGAGTTAAAGGACCAAAACAAGAAACACTTGACGAGGCAGATAAATGTGCTATACTATGTAGTAACTGCCATAAACTTGAACACGTTGCATTAAAAAATGGTGAGAGTATAATCAATGACCCGTCAGCTTATCGTAGATATAGAAACCACAGAGTTACCCGTTACGAAAGTCTGGATGATTGGTACGATGAACGAATCGGGAGAGGTACGCAACTTTCTTTTTCCATTTAACAAAGAGGAGATACAGTCATGGTTCGATCAATACGAAGAAGTTATCGGTCACAACTTTATAGATTTCGACGCGGTTCACTTGGAAAATATTGTCGGCGTATCGTTAGCTGGTTTAAAGGTTACCGACACGTTGATCCTGTCAAAACTCTATAACCCTCAACTGGAAGGCGGTCACTCCCTCAGAGCATGGGGTGATCGTCTTCATTTTCCGAAAGGTAAGCACGTTGATTTTGATAAACTTACTCCTGAGATGGTGGAGTACTGTACTCAGGATCTTAAGGTCACTAAGAAAGTTTACGATGTACTTACGGATAAGCTGGCTTCTTTTGGAGATACAAGTATCCATCTGGAGCATGAGGTTCAGAAAATCATTACGAAACAAATTCAAAACGGGTGGGAATTAGATCAACGAAAATGCCTTGATCTTTTAGCTACCCTTAAGGAACGTAGAATAGAGATAGAGGAAGAAGTCCATGATAAGTTTATGCCTCTGGCATCCTTTGTCAAAGAAGTCACACCGAAATATAAGAAAGATGGAGGGTTATCTAATGTGGGTATTAAGTTTCTTGGGGATGATTGGCGGTTTGTTTCTGGCCCTTTTTCTCGCATAGAATTTCCACAGTTTAATCTAGGTTCTCGTCAACAGATAGGGAGGTACTTACAATATTTCGGATGGAAGCCTACGCACTTTACCGAAAAGGGTCATGTGATTGTGGATGAGGCCATTCTGTCTAAGGTTACGGGTATTCCCGAAGCACAGCTTATAGCGGAATATCTACTGGTGCAGAAACGTACTGCTCAAATACAATCCTGGCTAGACGCTATTGAACAGGACGGTAGGGTACATGGGTATGTAAATACGATAGGTGCGGTGACCGGAAGGATGACACATAGTAGTCCGAATATGTCTCAAGTCCCTGCTAGTTACTCCCCCTACGGAAGTGATTGCCGAAGTTGCTGGACGGTCCCTAAGGGAAGAAAGCTAGTAGGTGCAGACGCTTCCGGAATTGAACTGAGAATGTTATGTCATTACATGGACGATAAGGAGTATACACATGAAGTCATCAATGGAGATGTCCACACAGCTAACCAGAAAGCTGCTGGACTTGAAACAAGAGACAGTGCTAAAACTTTTATCTATGCTTTCCTCTATGGAGCCGGAGATGCGAAAATCGGAAGCATCGTTGGTGGTACTAAAAGAGATGGAGCTAGGCTTAAAGAGTTATTTCTCCGAAACACGCCATCTCTTAGACAGCTACGAGAAAGAGTCTCAAATGCCGCTGTTCGGGGATACCTCAAAGGAATCGACAATCGTAAACTTATCATAAGGAGTAATCATGCTGCACTTAATACTCTTCTTCAGTCTGCTGCTTCCGTTGTTATGAAAAAGTCCTTGACAATTCTGGATGAGTACGCTAAACTACATAGTATAGACTATAAGTTTGTAGGCAATATTCACGATGAATTTCAAGCAGAAGTCAGGGAGGATCAAGCAGATAAATTTGGATGGCTAGCCGTGGAGTGCATCAAAGCGGCTGGTATTAAACTTAACCTCCGTTGTCCTTTAGACGGTGAATACAAGGTAGGGGAAACATGGGCAGATACACATTAACTAAAGAAATCCGTGAACAACAATTACGGCAGATAGGCCGTCCTTTTAGATGGCTACACTCTAATTTTGTTGTAGAGGATACGATTAGAATTGCCCCTACTAAAGACAGGTGGTGTTGGTTAGGAGCGGAGCAACATTGGTATGACTTTGATGGTGAAACATTAGAGGAAATTGTAGAGGAGTACGGACATCGTGGCTAAGTCATTATCCACATTAGTTGAGGATATTTATTCCCTTATGAAGAACCGGAATGTTCCTAAAGGTGTAAATGTGGAGGAAGAAATAGAGCGTTTTGGTGAGGCCATGAAGGACATCATGCGTAAGGAATTTCTACCTAATAATGATTACGCTAACCGTAGAGGTCTAAGGCTATCCGCTATAGGCAGACCGGACAGAGTTCTATGGTACAGTTTCCATAAATGGATCGGAGAGAAAATCCCTGCCTATACTTTAATTAAGTTTCTCTATGGTCATCTTATTGAGGAAATGATTTTGTTTCTCGTCCGTATGTCCGGACACAAGGTTACGGATGAACAGAAGCTATGTGAAGTCAGAGGGATTAAGGGACACATGGACTGTAAGATTGACGGAGAAGTAGTGGACGTAAAGTCCGTAAGCACATTCGGATTTAAAAAGTTTAAGGACGGTAGCCTTGCCGCTGATGATCCATTCGGATATATAGATCAAGTGAAGGCTTATGCTCATTCAGAGGGGGAACGGAAGTGGTCCTATCTAGCAATGGATAAACAGAACGGTCACTTATGTACCCTGACGTATGACCTGGACAATACGGACCACCCTATGTACGAGTTCTATAATGCAGACATAGAGGAGCGTGTGGAAGCCGTAAAAAAGTCCGTAAAGGCAGAGGAACGTCCCTCTCAATGCTCAAACGTCATTCCGGATGGCAAATCGGGCAACTTAAGACTATCTACTATGTGTTCTTATTGCCAATACAAAAAGCATTGTTATCCAAACTTAAAAGCCTTTGCCTACTCAAGTGGTCCAAGGTATCTAAGTAAAGTTGTTAATTACCCTAACGTAAAGGAGATTAGATTATGATTGTTAATGACTTGTTTTCTACATTCTTTCAACCACAGGTTATCGTAGTTTCGGATAGCCAGATCAACGAGATTAAACGGAAGAGACTTATGGGCGAGAAGGAATCTTTGGAAAAGACCAAGGTCAAAATAGAGGAGCGCATAGCGGAGATTAATAAGTCCGTAGGTGCTTTGGACATTAACCCTCAAACAGAGAGTAACTCCTAATGACTATTGAATATAAAGTAGTAAGTTCCTCCAGGCCGGATAGGTTTGAAGAAACGGTGACCGATTTATTAAACGAAGGTTGGGAATTACAGGGTCCCCCCTTTATCTCACAAATAGGGGCCATGACACAGGCTTTGACCCGTAGCGATACAAAGCAGCTACATAAAATATCTAAAAAGTCAAATGCCTCAGTATCGAAATAAATTTGAAGAGGAGGTAGGGGCAATCCTTGGTAACTCCTTTCATTATGAACGTCACAAAATCCCCTATGTTATCCATAGGAATTACATACCGGACTTTGTAAATGTCCATACCATTGTGGAGTGTAAAGGGTTCTTTAGGGAGGGTGACGTACAGAAATACAGAGCCATACGAAACTCCCTAGTCCCTCCGGATGAGTTAATCTTTGTCCTGTATAAACCCTCTAAAAAAGTCCGTAAGAACGGTAAGATAACCATGTCCGAATGGTGTGAAAAGGAAGGGTTCAAATGGTGTACTCTGGAGAATATAAAAAATGTCATTACCACATAAACAGTTTTTAAACAGAGTGTCTAATCTAGCTGAACCTTCCTTCTTATGTGAGGTACTTAATATCACTACGGAGGACATCATCGAAAGATTTAGTGATCTTGTGGAGGACAACGAAGAAGAATTAAGAGAGATTTTTGATGTAGACACGGAAGGTTATTTACCTGATGAGTAATGAGGAAGAAACTCCGGTAATAAACTTTACTCCGGAGGACCCATTAATCGGTAGAATAGAATTAGCCCACACTCTTATAAGTGGGCTGAACAAAGCTGGAAATACAGAGGAGCAAAACGATATGTTAAGGAAAGCTATAAGTTTATTATTCCATAGTTGTTACATGGACCTGACGATTAAATATCCAGATCATCCGGTGCATTGATGCAACATACTTATGTAAGTAGAGAACAGAAAGTAGCAAGGTTTCATCGTGCTATGAATCTGGATGTGGATAGTGATCCCCGTGTTTCCGTTTTGGAACTACGGAAAAAATTACTACTAGAGGAAGTCGCAGAAGTATCAGAGGCTATAGATATTCTTTCCGTGGAATTAATCCGTGGGAAAAAGGGTACTAAAGGGCAATGGGCTAATTTTCTAAAGGAACTAGCTGATGTTCAATATATTGTATCCGGCACTTTCATTAGTTTTAATACCTTTCCTAGTGGTTTTGATGCCCCTTTTAATCGGGTTCATAATTCTAACATGTCCAAACTTGACAATGAAGGGAATCCGTTATATAATAAAGAAGGGAAGGTTCTTAAGGGACCGAATTATAAGGAGCCTGATCTCACAGATTTAGTCGGAGGGAGTGCGTTATGAAAGTTCTAGTTTTAATTTTGACAATTATGTTTCCGGACGGTAGCCTACATACCAGAGTATTCCAAGCTCCTCCGGAAGAGAATATAAAGCACTGTAAAGAAGTCGTACTCCCTCAAGCTGTAGCTAAAGCTAAGACACAGCCCCATGCTGTTCAAGCCAGTGGGGTATGCTTTGAAATTCATATAGATATGGAGAGAACTTAATGGATTATGGGCCACAGATACCAGCGTGTGATAGTTTACATTCTCAAAAATATAGGTTACCAAATGAAGCGTTCAGTGAAGCGTGTGCGAGACAGGCAGCGGCAATGGCAGACAACGAGGAACACCGACAGAACTACCGGAATATCCTACTTAACCAACGGTTCATGCCAGCCGGAAGGGTCCAAGCAGCAATGGGATCACCAAGAGATGTTACGGCATATAACTGTTTTGTCTCCGGAGTCATCGAGGACTCAATGGAAAGCATCATGGAACGAGCTACCCAAGCCGCTGAGACAATGCGGAGAGGCGGTGGAATTGGTTTTGACTTTAGTCGGATACGTCCTAGTGGTGACCGGATTGTTAGCCTTGATAGTTCCGCTAGTGGCCCTGTTAGTTTTATGGGCATTTTTGATGCAGTTTGTCAAACAATAATGTCTGCTGGTCATCGACGGGGAGCTATGATGGCTGTACTTAGAGTGGACCATCCGGACATTGAGGAGTTCATCCGGGCTAAACGTAATGAGAACCGTCTTACTAATTTTAATATATCCGTAGGCGTTACGGATGAATTTATGGAGTGCGTAAGGGACGATAAACCATTTACTCTAAAGTTTGACGGTAGGCAGTACAGGTCCATCAACGCCAAGGCTCTATGGGACGAGATCATGCGTAATAACTGGGATTGGGCAGAGCCGGGAGTTCTGTTTCTTGACCGGATTAACAACGATAATCCACTATGGTACTGTGAGACTATCTCCGCTACTAATCCATGTGGTGAGCAGCCTTTACCGCCCTACGGAGCGTGTCTTTTAGGTTCCTTTAACCTCGTTAAGTACGTCAATGAGGCAACTAATAAGTTTGACTTTGTTAAATTTAAAGAGGATATTCCCCATGTCATCAGAGCTATGGATAATGTTATTGATCGTACTACCTATCCTCTTCCTACTCAGGAAACTGAAGCTAAGACCAAACGTAGGATGGGACTTGGAATTACAGGATTGGCTAATTGTCTTTCTATGTGTGGGTATGAGTATGGTAGCATTACTGGAAGACGGTTTACCCGTAAGGTTCTAAAGACCCTAATGTGTGATGCGTTTGAAGCAAGTTCCGACTTAGCTTTAGAGAAGGGTTCCTTTCCGCTGTTTGAGACAGATAAATACTTAGAGGGTGAGTATGTGTCCAGACTACCTCAGGACCTTAAGGACAAGATTAAAAAACAGGGGATGAGAAATTCCCACTTGACAAGTATCGCTCCTACTGGTACAATAAGTTTTACAGCCGATAATATTTCAAGTGGGATAGAGCCAGTATTTCAACATGAATTGGATCGTACAGTACAGACGGAAGTGGGGCCTCAAGTTATTCGCCTACGGGATTTCGCGTATGATAGATACGGGATTAAGGGGGAAACTACGGACGATCTTACCGTTGACGATCACCTTGATATGCAGATTGCAGTTCAGCCGTTTGTGGACAGTGCTGTATCTAAGACTATTAATGTGGGTAGCCAAGTTACTTTTGACGAGTTCAAAGAAGTCTACCTCAAAGCGTGGAAGGGGAAACTTAAAGGGGTGACTACCTTCAGGCTTGACGGTAAACGCTACGGTATTCTTAATAAGATCGAAGTGGAACCAGAGGGATCAGCTTGTTTTATTGATCCGGAAACTGGTCAGAAGGAGTGTGGTTAATTTTAAAATATTGGGATATGCCCATAGTCCAGATAAGCATAGGTCTGGTTGTATTTTACTTTGGTCTGAAAATGTTTGCTGGAGGTATGAAATCTTTAGGGAACGTAGAACATCTGGAGTGGTTTATCCATAATCCGTACTGGATGTTCTTAGGTGGGATTGTGTGTACGTTAGCATGGCAATCCAGTTCCCTAAGTACCACAGCTATAATAGCTTTAGTAGCCAGTGGGTTCCTACCCCTACCAAGTGCCATAGCTGCTGTTCTGGGAGCCAATATAGGGACTACAGGGACTATCTGGTTAGCAGGGTTACTAGTGTCGGACGGTATGCCTAAGGGAGATACACTTAGGATTGCCCTAGCCCACACCGGAGCCAATCTGTTGATGGCAGTAGCACTCCTACCGTGGGTTCATCATATAGCTAGATTTATAGGGAGATACGGATGAAGACTAAAGAGGACATGGTAA